TCTTGCAATGGATCGCGCTCACAGCGATTCCTCCCCCAAACCCCGCCGGCAAGCGTCATCGAGACGCTGGCGGAAGGCTGTGTGATCTTGTGAAAGCCGGTCGAACCTCGCGTCCCACTCGCGTTCAAGGCGGTGGTATTCGGCGAAGGGATCAACCGGTTCGGCGAGGAACGCGGCTACGTGACGAGCGCGGACGGTCATGGCGCGGCCCTTTCAGCTTGAGCGCGCGTCCAGAACGATCCACGCATTTCCCACACGCCATCGGGCCGCCGATGCCATGCCGTGAACAGCGTTGCCGAGCCGTGCTCGACAGCTCCCCGACCAGAGACGATGGTTTCCCAAATCTCGGTCATGCCGTTTCACCCCGCCGATTGTCGGCGTCGTTGAAAGTGGAACGGGCTGCGGTGTCGTCATTCCAGACCAGCCCAAGGTCGCCGTATTTCGCCTCGCGTTGGCGGCGGACGTAATCGTCACGCACAGCTTTCGGAGCAGTGATACGCGCATGGGCCTGCGCCATTTCCTCGCAGGTGATGTGACCGAAGGGGCCGTAATCCTCGCCGTTCGGGCAGAGGGTCCGACCCTCGGCGAGATAGTCTTCGTAGGTCCAGCCGGCGCGCTTATCACGAGCAACACGGCGCTCGATCAGATCAACGATGCACGGGCGATCGACATTGCGGACGCCAGCTTCGCGCAATTCGGCGCGGAGGGCGGCTTTGCGATCGGCATCCGAGAATTTGGCGGCTGTCGCCATGATCTTCGCTCCTATCGGGGAGGGGGTGTCTGGGTTCAGGCGGCTTGCTTTTGCTCGGCGCGAAGCCGCTCAATCTCGGGAAGCGCGCTCAAGAGGTAGAGCGCGTCCTCGATCTCATGATCCTCAAGATGCGGGCCGGTGCGGACGCGCTCGCGAAGCTCGTAAGTCAGGCCGATGCTGAACACGATCGAGCCGTGGCGCGGCCCCAAGCCGTATTCGCAATCACACCGCTGATCGCCGAAACCGTCGTAATTCTTAACGCCAAAATACTCTCGACCAATCTGATCGCCGCCGTTAGCAAGATCAGCCTTTGCATCAGCGAGCGCTTGTAGTCGGACGCCTGATCCCGTTCGATCAAATCCGCGAACGCACTTGCTTACTTCGCCGGTGACTGCGATGATCTTGCGGGCACGCTCCAATTTGTCGTGGTCGATGCCGCCGACGATCAGGGCTTCATCTTCCCGCAGCCGAGCCAATTCGGTGTCGGTCGCTTTCAGGAAGGCGGCGTGTTCCGTCACGCGAGCGGCGCGATCTTCATTCAGGATCGAACGACGCTGGATGATTTGCTTAAGCTGCACCTATCGTCTCCATCAATACCGGCTCTCGCCGTGGCAGGGTGTTGCCTGATGGAGGAATATGTGCGCTATCTTTTGTAGCGTGTCAACATGAAATGTAGCGTGACGCTATGATTATTCGTCGTCGTAGATCGGATCGGGCCAAAATCCGCTGTCATCCGCGCTTTCTGGGTTTCGCCCAGGTGACGAAATTTTCGTTAGGTCCGGTTGCTCGCCGTCGAATGCGACTCGGATATATGCGCCGAAGCTGGCGTCGCTCTGGAACACCGCCGCTACATCGTGACCGTCGCGCATGTATTTGCCTATCAGCGGAGCGCGCTCGGCGGTGAGATAGCCGAGATGGACGCCGCGCTCGCTGAATACGGCGATGGCGTTCTCATCGGCCGGGTTTTTGGGTTCAGGGCGCAGCTCGATCGGATCGCCGGGGGCGCACAGCGCGATCTCGAAACGGCGGCTAGGACTCTTGCCCTTGTTGGGGTAATCGGCGCCGACGACGGCGAGGGTTAGCGCATGAGGCAACCCGTGCTTAAGCCGGTTTCGCCAGCGAGAAACGCACGAACCCGGCCAATCGCTCTTCTCCGTTGATCTTGGCGAACGCGCCGATCAGTCCCTCGCTTGAGATCGGGAAATTAATGCCAACGACCCTGCCGACAGAGCCGACGAGCGGATTACCTTTCTCGATCGCATCTTTGGAGGACTGTCTCAACCCGGAAACATCGTGGTCAGAATATGCAACCTCGGTTCCGTCGGGAAGTCTCAAAAAAGTCGCCAGCGATTCGGGAGGTCTTTCAGGCGAAAAATTCACTCTGATAAAGGCGCAGAACTTTGGAATGGTGGCGGGTATTTCGGCAACTGCCCCGTTGTCCGGAACGACCCCGACCAGCGTAACTTGACCCCGCGATTCCTCTCGGATGTCCTCGCAGAAGAGCGCGATCGCGGAGAAATCGTTGTCACTCATGAAGTGCGTAAACCTTAGTTTCTGTTGCGAACGACGTTGCCCGATCACTCGTCTCTGTCTGCGATGAGAATCGGGGCCGCGCCAAAGGTTCATTTGCGCCGTCGGGGGCAACGTCGCGGACAAGCTTGAATTCGGGATGATAACCAAGAACGCTCGCGATTTCTGCGACGCGCGACAGCGATAGGTCTTTCGATCCCCGAAGCTGCCTGGTGATGACCGAGCGATTCACGCCAAGATCGTTTGCGATGTCTGCTTGCGAAATATCAGGGCGATCGAGAAAGGCGGCCTGCAGGCTGCGCCGCACTCCGTTTACAAAGCGGGCGGCAGTGCGCCTGCTATGAGAAATCTCAATCGGAAATAACGTCACGGGGTTCAACTCCGGTAAGAAATTTGGGCGCGTCCAGATCCAGCCCATCACGAAATGAAATCGCCTCCCGGCAATAATGCGGATACAAGCCCTTCGAGACGACCCTGTTTTTCATATCGACATTAGTCACGAGAAACGCATCCCGCTCTGGAAACCACCCGAAAATCCTGACATCTGTCGGGCGAAGTTCCCAAATTCCATCCTCGTGACGGCGCAGAACATGGAAATCGTCCGGCCAATCCATCCGGTGACCAGCAACGAATTGTACAAAAATGTCATAGACCTGTTCGGCCGGCGTCAGTTCGCGGTGCCAGTCCGAAGGCTCGCCTCGAATGTTATTTCGTAGATCATCGATTGCCTCCTTCCTCGCATACAGACGCCGCATGATCTGATCGTGCGGTTCAAGCTCGATCCTGAGGCGTTCGATCACGCCTCGATTAGCAAGAGATAGAAGCGTTGACATAGAAGTCAACAACAACCGGTTAATGCGGCGTCAGAGATGGTCACAACCCCCTCGCCACCCAGACCGCCCGGCCTTCGATACGCACGGCGCGCTTGTCGATATCAAAATCCTCGAAGGCCGGATTTTCCGAAATCACCCGCCACATCCCATCGCCGGACGGTCGCAGCCTCTTTAGGCCATGGGCCCCGTCGATCGTGATCCAGTAATAGCCGTCGAAGCGCGATAGGTCGCGGACGGTCGTGTCGATCAGGAATCGGTCGTTTGACTGAAACACCGGCTCCATGCTCGTGCCGATGCCACGGATAATACGCAGCCGGTTCGGCGGTGCCAGCGTGATCGATCGCAGCATTGCCGCGTCGAATTTCACCGGCTCGCTTTCGACAAAATCCTCGATCTCGGTTCCTGGGCCCATCGAGACGGATAGATCGAGCGCAACGATATCCACTGTCTCGCCAGCATCTGCGGTGCGGGTAGGGGGAGTGTCTGGTTCTGGCGGAGGCGATTCCACCGGCAGCGGGCCGCCTTCTAACAACCATTCGGCACTGACACCTAGTTTCTTGGCAAACTGAGCCGCCAATTTCGCAAAGCCATTCTGGCCATTTTCGTATGCCCGATACGTCGTCGGGTGGACTCCGACCACCTGCGCGAATTGCGCCTTGTCCCGGTAGCCCGCGCGGACGCGGGCCCATTCAAGGCGCTCATGCGCGGAATCAAGGCGATCAGACATAAGAACCGCTTCGCACGGCATGGCGCTACAAATCATGTTGCAATATGGCGCTACGAATGATAGCGTCTGCGCTATGGATCATACCGATATCATCAAGACGCTTGGTGGGGCGAAGGTTGTAGCCGACGCGCTGCGCGAGCGCGGGGTCATCGTCGCTGATGTGACGGTGCGGTCGTGGACGCTCGCGGGAAGGTTGATCCCGGCGAAATATTGGAGCCACATCGCGGCAATCGGTCGCGATCAAGGGCATTCCGTTTCGTTCGAAGCGCTCGCACAGGCGGCAGCAGCATGAGCGCGTGGCAGCCAATCGAAACCGCGCCGCGTGATGGGACGTCTGTTGATCTTTGGGTCGATGGGGAATTTCCGCACCGTATCGCCAACGCCGAATTTCGGGAGCCTACTGACGGCGAATGGTGGGCGCATGGCGGCGACACGATCGACACTCCGGACGCCACTTGGTGCGACATGTTCGGCCCGCTCGGCAAGGAGGAGCAGCCCACTCATTGGCAGCCACTCCCCGAAGCTCCCGTCTCCCACCCCTCTGACACACAGTCTGAACCAGCAAGGAGGGTGGGGTGAGCAAGCGCATCGCAAATTGTTTGTTCATGGCCGTGCTCGTCATCGGACTGCTGCTTGTCCTCGGCTTGGTGCTGGCCGGAGTCCGCCTCTGCGCCGCTTTGCTCGGGCTCGGCACCTATTGGCAGGGCATCATCGTCGGCATGGGCGCGGTGATGATCCCGGAGGGCTTCTTTAAGCTCGCTGATCATGCGGACACAGCCGCCTCTCCCAGCCTCACTGAGAGGGAGGGGGAATGATGGAGACCGGGCGCGTCGAGGTCCTCCGCGTTCAGGACGCCGAGGGCAGGGGGCCGTATCGTCCCGGCTTCTCGCATCGCTGGTCCGACCCGAACGGCTTCGACTGCCCGCCATGGTGGGAGGAACTTGGCCTTGGCATGGCGGAAGCCCATGCGCGCTGTGTCAGCGGCTATCATTGGGGCTGCGCCTTCACGTCGCGCAAACAGCTTGAGGCTTGGTTCAACGCCAAGGAGCGGCGCGCGCTGGATCGGCTCGGGTATCGCGTCGCTTTCATCCTGCCAAGCATCATCGCCGCCGAGACGCCGCGACAAATCGTAATCGGCACACGCGCCCCGCTGTCGTCATTCCGATACGCCCGCATCGAAAGCGCGGCGGGAAGGCTGGCAGCATGACGAAATGCCGCACCTGCCACAAGCCCATCTGCGGACACAGCGATGCCGAATACGCTGGGATCGTAGCCGACATGGCTCGCGCCGAACTTGCGTTCATGCGCCGCGAGTCCGCCCCCTTCACCGAGTCCTCCCGTCCGGTCTCCCCCCTTACCGACCGGACTTCCTCTGGCGGGACGGCACAGCGCCGCCCCGCCAGCGTTGTGGGGGAGAGGTAGGGCATGCGCTACCTCGACGTATGCAGCGGCATCAGCGCCCCCACGATGGCTTGGAAGCCGCTTGGCTGGAAAGCCGCGTGCTTCGCCGAGATTGAGGCCGCGCCCCGCGCCGTTCTCGCGCATCACTATCCCGACGTGCCGCTGCGTGGCGACTTCACCGAAATCGAAGGCACCGAATATGGACCAATTGACCTTCTTGTCGGAGGCACGCCCTGTCAATCCTTCAGCATCGCCGGTCTCAGAGGCGGATTGGGCGACGACCGTGGCAACCTGGCCCTCGAATTTGCACGCCTTGCTGATCGCGCACGGCCCCGCTGGCTGGTGTGGGAGAACGTCCCCGGTGTCCTGTCCATCGACGAAGGACGGGCGTTTGGCTCCATCCTCGGGGCGATGGCAGAACTCGGGTATGGGACCGCCTACCGCGTTCTCGACGCTCAGCACTTCGGAGTTCCACAGCGCCGCCGTCGTGTGTTCGTTGTCGGATATCTTGGAGATTGGCGATGTGCCGCCGCGGTTCTTTTTGAGCGCCACAGCCTGTCGGGGCATTCTGCGCCGAGCCGAGAAGCGGGGAAAGTCGCTCCCACCATCCCTAGCCGAAGCGCTGCGGGCGGCGACCTCGGGACTGACTTCGACTGCGATGGCGGGCTGATCGCCTCGACAGGCAATGTGGCACTTTGCCTGAACGCCGACGGGATGGGGCGGCAGGATTATGAGACCGAAACGCTGATCGCCCACAGCCTGCGCGGCGAAGGCTTCGACGCCAGCGAGGAAGGGACGGGGAGCGGGACGCCAATCATCCCGATAGACATGCGGCAAGCGAGCCGCGGCGCGACTATGACAAACAATCGTGCCGAAGGGTCGAGCGGCGGGGCGCCGGGAACGGGCATCGGCGAACCCGGTGATCCAGCGCCGACGGTTTCGACCAGCCACGTCTCGGCGATCGCCTTCGACATGCGTGGTCGCGAGGGCGGCGCACAGATGGAGGGGCCGCACGAGACGGTCAATATTCGCGCCGGTCATGGCGGTGCGTCCCGTTCGTTCATCGTGTCGAGCGCTGTCCGCCGTCTGACCCCGCGTGAATGCGAACGCCTTCAAGGCTTCCCCGACGACTTTACTCTCGTTCCCTATCGCGGGCGCACGATGGCCGATGGTCCGCGCTATAAGATGCTCGGCAACAGCATGGCTGTCCCGGTGCTGCGCTGGATCGGCGAGCGTATCGCGATGGTCGAGAGACTGCCTCAACGCACCACCTCTACGGAGGCAGCGGCGGCATGATCCTCACCATCGCCAAGCTGCTCGCCATCTGGACGCTCGCCAGCATCATCGCAGCGTTTGTGCTCGCTCGCTTTTTCCACGCGGCGAGCCAAGGCCAACGCAACGGCCAAGCGCACGAACCGCGGCGCGGTGGCGAAGTCGATTTCATCCAACATGGGGAGGCCCAATAATCATGGCTTCGAGCAATGTCCGCCCGCCATTCATTCCGCTCACGGAACTAGACGCCCGTGAAATTCTCGCGCGACCGCTGCTTGCGGCGTGTTCAGCGCACGGTCCTACCCGCGTCGGCGCGGCGATCGGCTGCGACGAAAAGACCGTGCGCAATGCGAGGGATGAGAAATCGACCCTCTCGCTGCACTCGGCGGCAAACCTACTTGGTCTCGACGGAACCGCGCTTGACGGCTTTCTGGCGAAGGTGGGCCGCACATCGGTTCCGGTGAGCGATGACGGCGACGACCGCGATCGTGAACGCGAAAGCCATGTGCTGAAAGCCGCGCTCGCGCTGTCGATCGCCCTCGCCGACGACGATCAGATTACGCCCGCCGAAGTTCGCGCCAACCGCGAGACGATCGAGGCCGCGCGCGACGCGCTCGATGGCCTGTTGCGCAAGCTTGTGAGGGCTGCGGCATGAACGCCACCCTTCGCCAGACTCTCCAACGTCCCTGCCTCATCGAGCGCACAGAGGGCGTGATTGTCGTCGAGCCGCTGCAGTTCATCCCGCTTCGTCACGTCCGCGGATTCAACAAGGACGACCGCCAGCGCAGGGGGCGCTCATGATGGTCCTAGAACTGACCCCCGACATGATGGTTCGGCACGGTGACAAGGTAATCGCCTCTCGCGTCGAAAGCCAACGCGCTCGGGACGCCCACGCGCGCCGGGTTCATCGCCAATTCCTCAACGATCCTGTCCGGGAAGCGGCGTTGAAGGGGAGAGCTTCCCATGCGCGTTGAGACGATCGGGAATGCTCGGCTGCACCTTGGCGATGCGCGAGAGATTGTGCCTACGCTCGGCGATTGCGATCATCTGATCACGGATCCACCTTACGAGTCCATTATGCACGCCAGCAAGAGCGGCATGAAGGGCTTGGTGCGCCCCGATGGCTCGCACCACTGGAAGCCGCTCGACTTCGCGCCCATCGACGATATTCGAGCCGAGGTTGTCGGGTGGGGCAAGTCCGTTGCAGGCTGGTTCATCGCCTTTTGCACGTCTGAGGGCGTCGGGCGGTGGGCCGACACGATCAATGCCAGCCCGATCAAATACAAGCGCGCCTGCGTCTGGATCAAACCGGACAGCACGCCACAGATGAACGGGCAGGGGCCGGCTCAGGGCGCCGAACACTTCGTCTGCGCATGGGCCGGATCGGGCTTTGCTCGTTGGAATGGCGGCGGCAAGCGCGGCGTCTACACGCATTGCGTCAACAACCCTGAGCGCGAGGGAACGCACCCGACCGAAAAGCCGCGCCGGTTGATGAGCGAGATCGTCGCCGACTTCACCAATGCTGGCGACCTGATCCTCGATCCGTTCATGGGAAGCGGCACTACTGGCGTTAGCGCAGTCATGGCCGATCGCCGCTTCATCGGGATCGAGCAGAACGAAACCTATTTCGACATAGCCTGCCGCAGAATCGAGGATGCTCAACGCCAAGGTCAGCTCTTCACGGAGCAGGCCGCATGAGGGGGGAGACAGCCTCGATCGGCGGTTCGCAACAGCAACGTCTCTACCGCATCGCGCGCCGTGATGGCGCGATGATCGAGGACGCCTGCGCAGCATCCGGTATCGGGTTCGCCGAAGCGAAACTGATCGAGGCGGAGGACGCGAAGAACCCGCCGTCCGACGACGCATACGAACTTCTGGGTCACAATTCGAAAGGAGCCAACATGGCTGAGGATTCCAGCGCGGAACAACTGCGTCTGCTGGTTGAGCGCGTTGAGCGGCTCACCGAAGAAAAGAAGGGTATTGCCGAGGACATCAAGGATGTGTTCGCCGAGGCCAAATCTCGCGGCTTCGACGTGCCGGCGCTGCGCGAGGTCATCAAGCTTCGCGCGATCGACAAGCAGAAGCGCGAGGAAAAGCAGGCGATCGTCGAAATCTACGGCGTGCAGCTCGGGCTGTTCTGATGATCCGCTTCACCGTCCCCGGCAAGCCTGTGGCGAAAGGCCGTCCCCGTCTCTCGACGCGGGGCGGCTTCGCTCGCGCCTACACGCCGGCAAAGACGGTTGCTTATGAAGGGCTGGTAGCGATGGCGGGGCAGGAGGCTATGGCCGGTGCCGCGCCATATACCGGTCCTGTCGCCGTCTCGCTGACAGCCGTATTCCCAATCCCCTCGAGCTGGCCGAAGAAGCGCCGCGCCGAAGCGCATTGGCACACCGGCAAGCCCGATGGCGACAATCTCGCCAAGAGCGTCGGAGACGGGCTCAACGGCGTCTGCTGGCGCGATGACAGCCAGGTCGCATCTTGGCGCGTGCTCAAGACTTACGGAGAGACGCCGGGCCTTCATGTGGAGGTGACGGCGCTATGAGCCGCGGCATCACCTCCCGGAGCGTTTTACTGTCAGAATCGCCTATCGATGAGTTCGACGGCTGCACGATCGAGCAAGTCGGACGCGCGCTGAATAAGTCTCGCGCCAACGCCTATGGGTGGCTGGTCAGCCACGGCTACCGCCTGCGCGACGGCTACGCGCGCCAGATCAAGACCGTCAACGAGATTGAGGATGAGATCAACGCTCGCTCGGTCAATTACGGCCCCTGCTTCCGCTGCGGCTGTCGTATCTGTGGATGCGGGAGGCGCGGGTGAGCAAGCCTAGGAGAACACGGATGGCAAAGGATGCCACGCAAGCGAAGATCGATGAGATTTTCGAGGAATCGAAAGCGTCGATAATCGATGATCTAGAGCACGATTTCGCTTTGGGTCTATCCTCTTGCGAGAGCCCAATTGAGCGGCTGTTTATGGCCGCCCTTCTTAACCCAGACACCATTCGGCAATTTGATATCACGACGCGCTCGATCATGCGCCCGCCGTCGAGGTTGATTGCTCACGCCTCTCCGCCGCCGATGGTCGGCCTATATATATATCCCCAGATTATAATTGGGGATTACCGCGTCGATTTCTATCTTTCTCTTGTCGAGCACGACAAGCACCATGCCTTGATAGTCGAATGCGACGGCCACGACTTCCACGAAAAAACGAAGGAGCAAGCTCGGAGGGATAAAGCGCGCGATCGGTATCTCGTTGGGCAGGGCTATCGGTTGATCCGGTTTACCGGGGCCGAGATTTTCGCCGACCCTATCGGGACCGCGTACGAGTCGCTGACTGTTTTGCAGGACTTGCGACTGTGAGCCGCATCCGATCGATCCATCCCGGTCTATGGACAGACGAGGCGTTCGTCACGCTGACGCCGATCGCTCGCCTATTCTTCATGGGCATCTGGAATGAGTGCGACGACGCCGGATCGTTCGAGTGGTCTCCGCTCAAGCTCAAGATGCGCATCCTGCCGGCCGACAATGCCGACGCCGCCGAACTGCTTGCTGAATTACTCGGCGCCGACACCGTGATGCAATATGAGGTTGGCGGCAAGCGCTACGGCGCTGTGCGTAATTTCTGTCAGTATCAGCGCCCAAAAAAACCGAACTCGACATATCCTCAGACCGACGAAGTTCGGAAATGGGTGAACACCGAGGCCCGCTCAACTCGCGATGGTTCGGGAGAGGTGGGGAAGGAGTTACCCACCGGTGGGGAAAATCCCCGCCAGATGGAGGATGGAGGAGATAAGGGGAAGAGGGAAGACCCCCCTAAGCCCCCCCGCAAGCGGAGGGGCGGCGAAGGGAAAACCTATCTCCCTGATGATTGGACGCCTCCCCCGATCGCCGATCTGACGCCGAAGGCAAGGGCCTGTGCCGAGCTATGGGAGAGGGCCAGCTACGAGACCGTGGCCGAAGCCTTCGTTCTATACTGGAGACGGGTTCACAAGCCGATGAGCGATTGGCCGGCCACATGGTGCGGTTGGATCATCCGGGAACACGCCAAGGTCATGCGCGATCAGAAATTCGGGAACGCGCCGCCCGCCGCCAATGATACGCCCGCCAAGCCCATGACTGACGCCGATCGCGCCGCATACCTGGCCAAGCTGGAATCGAGCCCGTGGGCGAACGGCGGCACGCCGCGCGCCGAGCAGCCCCGAGCCAATGGAGGACGGGTTCGATCCTTCGGCCAACTCGCGGCCGGAATAGCGGAGAGCGTCCAGTGACATGCCAAAGAACCTCGGCACCGCTCCCGCCATCGATCGCTGCGACATCCGCCTCTCCAATGGCTGGATCATCCGCAACGTCGATCCTCGCAAATACCGGTGGGAGCTCGGCGAGAAGTGTCCGGGGATACCGATCGAAAGCTGGCAAAAAGCAGGAAAGGGCTAGGTCATGACCGAAACAATCGACCGCGTGATGATCGACGCCGGCATGGTGATGGATGACCTGGAGAACCTGTCCGCCGAGCTGCGCGCCAAGGCCAACGCGTGCCGATGGTGGCAGCGCCGCCGCCGCGCCAATGCGATCGCCGCCGCCTGTGCGTTCGATGTCTACGCAGAGACTCTACTCGATCAGATGGCGGCTCAATTCGGGCTGGGTGAATGGAAGGGGCGTAAGTGATGGGGAAGAGCACGCGAGCACGCGCGATGACTGCACCGAAGATCGAGGGCCGCGATGCCACGCCAGAGCGCCTCTCGCACAACGAGCACGGGGTGACGCCAGCCTTGCGTGTCGGCCGAGAGAAGATGGGCTATGCCCGAAAGATCATCCCGCCGATCGACACGATGCTTTCGCGTGGCCAGCTCAACGATCGTCAATATACCGCGCTCGCCTTTTATCGTGACCAAGCTGGGCTAGCTGAGCGGTCGCCGGTCAAGTCATGTCTGGATCGCAGCGAATCCGGTGGCGGCGATATCCCTTTGGCCGCGGCGGTCATCTCGGCGCGGATCACGGTCGGGCGCATCGAGAAGGACCTTGGAAGCTTGCTCCCCATCGCCCGCGCGATCGCAGTGGACGACAAGAGCCTGGCGCAATGGTGCATCGACAAGCACGGCGGCCGAGAGCGCTATGACGGCCGGGGAAGGTTCGTCGCGATCGTGCCGAACAACGAGGTGAAGGTGAAGGCGATGGCGCTTATGGAATTGCGGATGGCGGCTGCGCGCATCGTGCCGATTGCCGCTTGATCTTTCGCGGTAAATATCGTAAGGGAAAGGCAATCTACGAAAGCCGCGTCCAGAGATGGTCAGCGGCTTTCTTGCTATCTGGCGCATTCCCCTTTCTGCGCCAGCCCGCCACGTCGATCATCCGACGCACTCACAGGCTAGCCACTGGCGCACGCGGGCGGCATCTGTTCGCGTGGCGGGAAGAATTGAGCCCTATTCCATCCACCTCCCATTTGTACGTGTGGGAATCCACTGGCGCGATTATTCGGCGGGCACCCTAGACCGCAGAGTGGATGGCCGTTGGATCATAGCACGAGGCCTCGCCAATGGGAACGCTGTCGAGCAAGGGTAAGCGCATCCGAGGCAGCGTAGGCGTCGCGCTACGCCAAAAGCGATTGGCGCGCACTGGCGGACTGTGTGAGCACTGCCTAGCCAAGGGCATCGTGAAGCTGGCTACGGTGGTGAATCACAAGACGCCGCTCGCTCATGGCGGCGAGGACGAGGACGCTAACACCGAGAATCTTTGTTCATCGTGTGATGAGGCGGAAACCGCTCGGGTGTTCGGGCATCGCAAGCGAGTGACGATAGGAGCGGACGGATGGCCCGCCTAGAGAACCTGAACCTGAAGGTCAGCGTCACGCTTGACGATCAGACGAAGGCAGAGATCGCGACCTTCGTTCGCGACGAACTGGCCAAGCAAGCGCCCGCATCCTTGCCGAGATAAGCAAGGGTGAGAGGCTGACCAACAGCGCAGGGGCGGGGGGACGGAAGAAGCTTGGGGCCTGACCGGCTCGACACCGCCGCCAACAGAATCTTTCGCAAAGCCACATTGATGTTCTGGAGTGCGCAACATGGCTAGCCGCGGAGCGAAGCCGAAGCCGGCCCATTTGCGGATCGTAGATGGCACGCACCGTCCTACGCGGCATGGCCCCGAAGCGAAGGCGCGGGAAGCGGTTGAAAACGCCGATCGCTCGTTCGGCTCGATCGAGATGCCGAAGGGCTTCAAGGGTGAGCAGGCGAAGGCGTGGAAACGCTACATCGTGCCCGCGTCATGGCTGGACGGTTCGCGCGAGGCCGCGGCGATCGCGTTCTGCGAATTGTGGGCGGAGTTCCGCTTCAACCCAACCGGCTTCCCGGCGGCAAAGCACGGCCAGATGCGCGCTTACATGAGCGAGCTCGGCCTCACCGACGAGCGCAATCGGATCAAGGATGACGACAGCGGAAAAGACGAGTTCTTCGACTGATCGGGCGCTGGCATATGCCGAGCGGGTTCTGTCGGGGGCAGTCGTCGCGGGTCCCCATGTTCGCAATGCCTGTCGCCGCCATCTGGACGATCTGGCAAACGGGGTGGATCGGGGGCTGCGCTTCAACGAGGAAGCCGCAGCCCGCGCCATCCGGTTCTTTGAGGAACGGTTGAGGCTCAGCGAGGGCCAGTTCGAAGGCGAGCCGCTGATCCTGCACGAAAGTCAGGCGTTCATCGTCGGATCGCTTTTCGGATGGCAGCAGAACAGCGCAAAGCATGGTTGGGTTCGGCGATTTCGCCGAGCCTATATTGAGCAGGGTAAGGGCAACGGGAAATCACCGCTCGCGGGCGGAATCGGGCTTTACGGGTTGACGGCTGATGGAGAGGCTGGCGCCGAGGTCTATTCGGCCGGCGCGACGAAGGATCAGGCGGCGATCCTGTTTCGCGATGCCGTTAAGATGGTTCGCAAGTCGCCGAAGCTGAACGAACGCCTGAAGTTCAGCGGCGGCGAGGGGCGCGAATACAACATCGCCTATTTGGCCAAGGGATCATTCTTCCGGCCAGTCTCGAGGGAGACAAAGAAAACAGGATCGGGTCCGCGCCCGCATTTCGCGCTGTGTGACGAGGTGCATGAGCACCCCGACCGCGGCACGATGGAGATGTTGGAGCGCGGCTTCAAGTTTCGCCGCCAGCCGCTGTTGCTGATGATTACGAACAGCGGGACCGATCGCAACTCGATCTGTTGGGAAGAGCACGAGCACGCGATCAGGGTGGCGGCCGGCAACGCACTCGCGAAGGACGATGACGCGGCGTATCTCGGCGAGGTCATCGACGACAGCACTTTCTCCTACGTCTGTGCTTTGGATAAGGACGATCGGCCGCTCGCCGACCCGAGTTGCTGGCCGAAAGCGAACCCGCTGCTCGGGATCACGATCGAGGAGGAATATCTCGCTGGCGTCGTGAAGCAGGCGCAGCAGATGCCGGGCAAGCTGAACGGCATCCTGCGGCTTCATTTCTGCCAGTGGACGGATGCTGAGACGGCATGGATCACGCGCGAGGTGTTGGAGCCGTGTCTCGCTGATTTTGATCCGATTGAGCTTCACGCCGGCAAGTGGGTGGCGATCGGTATCGACCTTTCGCAGAGCCGGGACATTACCGCCAAGGCCAACGTGGTCGAGACGGGCAGCATCGACGTTGAAGTTGAGGTGGACGGCGAAAAAAAGATCGTCGCCAAGCCGACCTATGATGCCTGGATCGAGGCATGGACGCCAGGCGACACGATTGCTGCCCGCGCGACCCGGGACAAGGCTCCATACGAGACATGGGCCGAGCAGGGCTTCATCTACGCGCCCAAGGGGCAGAGCATTCGCTTCGATCACGTCGCCCAGGCGCTCGCCGACGATGACCGAACCTATGAGATCGGGGCGGTGGGATATGACCGCTACGCCTTCCGAAAATTCGAGGAAGAGGTCGGCAAGCTCGGCCTGTCGATCCCGTTCGTCGAGCACCCGCAGGGCGGCACGAAGAAGGGTAAGCCGACCGAGGACATGAAGGCCGCGGCCGAGGCGGAAGGACGCGAGCCGGAAGGCTTGTGGATGCCGGGTTCGGTGCGCGAGTTGGAAGATGCGATGCTGGAGGGGCGCATTCGTCTGCGTCGGAATCCGGTGCTGATTTCGGCGATGATGAGCGCGGTCACGGATGAGGATCGCTGGGGCAATCACTGGCTCGCCAAGGAGCGAGCCGTCAACAAGATCGACTGCGCCGTTGCGCTAGCGATGGCCGTGGGCGTCGCAAGAGCGATGCCGTCTGAATCGGCCCGCCGTTACGAAATGATGATCCTCTAGGAGGAATCCGAAATGCAGAATCGCGCTTATTCCGCCTTGGAGATCAAGGCGGTTGACGATGCCACGCGCGTAATCCGCGGCATCGCGACCACACCCTCAGTCGATCGCGTCGGCGACATCATCGATCCGATGGGTGTCAAGTTCACCAATCCGATGCCGTTCCTTTGGCAGCATGACCATGAATCCCCGGTCGGCGAATGCACCTTCTCGAACCCGACCGCGAAGGGCATCGAGTTCGAGGCCCGCTTCGTTGATCCGGCCACCGTCGATTCTGTAACCCTGAAGGACCGCCTGCAACTGGCCTGGGACTCGGTCAAGACCGGCCTCGTTAAGGCCGTGTCCATTGGCTTTCGCCCTATCGAATATGCCTTCATGGATGCGGGAGGTATCCGCTACGTCGAGTGCGAGGTGTTCGAGCTTTCCGGCGTCACGATCCCAGCGAATGCTGATGCCCTGATTACCGAAATCAAATCGATGGGCGACGCCGCGTTCATGCGCGCGATCAAGGCTCTCGATGCCGAGGCGCGCCACGAAGCCGGCGTGCCCGACCCCGAAATTCCCGCCGCCCCCGAACCTGCCGCGTCCGGCAAATCGGTTCGGGTTGTTCGGCTGGATGACCCTGCCCGCGATCGGGCGCCCCCCTTCGTAATCCGCCGCATCGTGCGGACCTGATCGAGGACAGACATCATGAATTATGCTGAGCAGATCAGCGCCTTCGAGACGAAGCGCGCTGGGCTGGTGGCTGCGAATGCCGCCATCATGGAAAAGGCTGCCGCCGATGGCGCGACGCTCGACGCCGCCCAAAAGGAAGAGTTCGACGGCAACGAAGCCGACATCGCCGAGATCGACGATCACCTGAAGCGCCTGCGCGCGATGGAGAAGTCGGCGGCGGACAAGGCCAAGCCGGTCGATGGCAAATCTGCCGAAGGCGCCAGTGCGTCGCGCGGCGGTCAGCGGATCGAGGTCAAGGGCGTCAACCTGCCCAAGGGCACGGCGTTCACTCGTTATGCGATGGCGCTCGCCCGCTCGAAGGGCAACCTGATGCAGGCTGCCGAAATCTCGAAGGGCTGGCACGACAGCACGCCCGAAGTCGAGACGGTGCTGAAGGCTGCTGTCGCCGCCGGCACGACCACGGACACGAATTGGGCCAAGCCGCTCGTCGAATACGAGAACATGGCTGGCGAGTTCGCGGAACTGCTTCGTCCAGCGACGATCATCGGCCGCATTCCGGGGCTGCGCCGGGTGCCCTTCAACATCAAGATTCCGCGCCAGACCGGCGGTTCGTCGGTCGGCTGGGTCGGCGAGGGCAAGCCGAAGCCGGTGAGCGCGCTGGCGTTCGACCAGATCACGCTCGGCATGGCCAAGGCCGCGGGCATTGTCGTCATTACCGACGAATTGGCCCGTTCCTCGTCCCCGGCTGCCGAGGGTGTGGTTCGTGACGATCTGGTCGCGCAGACTGCGCAGTTCCTCGATAGCCAGTTCGTCGATCCGGCGAAGGCGGCGAGCGCGAACGTCTCGCCGGCGTCGATCACCAATGGCGTGACTCCTGTTACTGCCAGCGGAACCGATGCCGACGCGGTTCGCGCGGACGTGCAGGAACTGATGGGCAAGTTCATCACCGCGAACCTGTCTCTGGCGGGCGCGGTGTGGATCATGACCGAGATGCAGGCTTTGGGGCTCGCCCTGATGCTCAATCCGCTCGGCCAGCCCGAGTTTCCGGGGCTCCAGATCAACGGCAACAGCGGCGGAACGTTCTTCGGCCTCCCGGTCGTTCTGTCGGAGAATATCCCGGCGAACGCGGGAACCGGCGATCCGGTCGTCGGGGCTGGCGCGCGCATCATCCTGGCCAAGGCGAGCGAGATTCTTCTCGCGGACGATGGGCAGACGATGCTCGATGTCAGCAGCGAAGCGTCGTTGCAGATGGACAGCGCGCCCGACGCGCCGCCCACTGCCACGACCGTGTTCGTGTCTCTCTGGCAGCAGAACATGATCGGCATCCGCGCCGAGCGCTATATCAACTGGTCGAAGCGCCGCTCCGGCGCGGTCCAGTATATCGACAGCGCAAACTACGGCACCGCCTGATCGGCAACATGGCGCCCGGCTACCTAGAGTGGTCGGGCGCTCACTTTTTACGGAGGCTCGCTCGATGAAGCACCAAGGCTATTTCACGCGCGCGCTTCGGGCCAAAGACCGACGCTATGCGCGCATTTTCGGCAAGCTCGGATATGACACGACCGCACTGGTTGCCGACGACAGCGCCCCCGATCAGCGGGCGCTCGATATCAGCGAACTGCGTGAGACCTATCTGAAGGTGGTCGGCAAGCGTCCGTTCAACGGATGGGACGCCGAGACCCTGCTCGCCAAGATCGCCGAGCATCGGGAAGCCTGATGCAATTTCTAGGCTTCACCGTCGCGCGATCGAAGGCGCTGAATAGCGTCGATGATCGCCGCGGATGGTGGCCCGTCATTCGAGAGGCGTTCACCGGCGCTTGGCAGCGCAATGTTGAGGTGAAGCAGGGCGAGGTTCTCGCGTATCATGCCGTCTTTTCGTGCATGACGCTGATCGCCTCCGATGTGTCGAAACTTCGCGTTAAGCTGGTGGCTCAAGACAGCGACGGCATCTGGAGTGAGACGGCAAGCCCGTCCTATTCGCCGATCCTGAAGAAGCCAAACCAGATCCAGAACCGAATTCAGTTTTGGGAGAGCTGGATTCTCTCGAAGCTGTCGCGCGGCAACACCTACGTCCTCAAGCGCCGGGATAACCGGAATGTGGTGGTCGGGCTGTATGTGCTCGATCCCTGCCGTGTTCGTCCGCTGGTGAGCGATGACGGGCAGGTTTTTTACGAACTGAGCACCGACAACCTCGCCGGCCTGCCCGAGCAAGTGACGGTCCCGGCGCGCGAGATCATTCACGATCGCTTCAATTGCCTGTTCCATCCGTTGGTCGGTATCTCGCCCATCTACGCGTGCGGACTCGCGGCGACGCAGGGTTTGCGCATCCAGAACAATTCGACGCGGTTCTTCGAGAATGGTTCGCGTCCCGGAGGCATCCTGTCGACACCTGGTCGCATCGACCCCGAGAACGCCAAGCGTCTTAAGGAATATTGGGACGGCAATTTCACCGGTGAGAATAGCGGCAAGATTGCCGTGCTCGGCGATGGCCTGAAATTCGAGGCGATGGGCGTCACGCCGGAAGACGCGCAGATGATCGATCAGTTGAAGCTGACGGCGGAAATCGTCTGCTCGACGTTCCACGTTCCGCCTTACAAGCTCGGCATGGGGCAGCTTCCGACGAACAGCAACGTCGAAAGCCTGAACCTCGAATATTACACGCAATGCTTGCAATCGCTGATCGAGGCCGCTGAGCTTTGCCTGGATGAAGGGCTGGAGGTGAAGGGCAACCTCGGGACCGAGTTTGACCTTGACGGCTTGCTCCGCATGGACAGCGTTAGCCAGATAGCCGCGCTGAAGGATGCGGTTGGCTCGGGTATCATGGCCCCCGATGAGGCGCGGCGGAAGATCGACCTCAGGCCGACGCCGGGTGGCGCGACGCCGTATCTCCAACAGCAGAATTATTCGCTGGAAGCGCTGGCGAAACGCGATGCGCAGGCCGACCCCTTCAATCCGGCTCAACCGGCGCCCACAGCACCGGCGAACGACAATCCGGCGGAACAGCAAGCCGCATCGCTCGCGCTGTTCGAAAAGCGCCTTCGGGAGGCTATGAATGCTTGATACGAAGGCGCTCGCCGAAGCAACCGCGGCGATCATCAAGGAGCATACCGCGCCGCTGATCGCGCGCCTTGATGCCGCCGAAAAGACGATCGCCGAATTGCGCGAACGCCAGCCCGAGAAGGGCGATCCCGGTGAACCGGGCAAGCCGGGTGAAAAGGGCGCGGACGGAAAGGATGGTGAGCCCGGCAAAGATGGGCGCGACGGTATCGACGGCAAGGATGGCGCGGACGGCAAAGACGGCGCTGACGGCCGCGACGGGAAGGACGGTGAAAAGGGCGCGGACGGCAAAGACGGCGCTGGCATTGCCGATCTGGTAATCGACCGCGACGGCGGGCTTGTCGTCACCTTCACCGATGGGCGCATGAAGAATCTTGGCGGCATTGTCGGGAAAGATGGGCGCGACGGCAAGGATGGTGCCGATGCGCCGCCGTTCACGCTCGACGATTTTGACATCGTGCCGACCAGCGAACGCACGATCGAGATGTCTTTCACCCGCGGCGAGACCAGGCATACCTTTGAGCTCGAATTTCCGGTCATCATCGATCAAGGCGTGTTCAAGGAGGGCGAAGCCTATGTGCGCGGTGATGCCGTGACGTGGGGTGGAAGCCTTTGGATTGCGCAGCGCGCGACCGAGGCCAAGCCGGACAGCCCTGATAGCGGGTGGCGGCTAGCAGTGAAAAAGGGTCGCGACGGGAAATCGGCGAAATGACCGCGCTGACGCTAGACGATCTCAAGAATTATTTGAGGTATGAGATCGACGACACCGATCAGGATGTGGCGCTCAACCTCATCCTCAAAGGTGGGCAAAGCTGGATCGAACGCTATACCGGATTGCTGCTCACGCAGCGCGAGGTGACGCAATCCTCGGCCGCGTTCGGCGATTACATCGATCTTCGCTATGGCCCCTATCTCGCGGATAGCCTGACGATCGGCTATCTCGATGCGGCCGGCGCGACACAGACCTTGGATGCGTTTCAAGCGTCGGTCAGCAATGGCGCAACGCGCATCTATCCTGCGGTCGGTGCAACATGGCCCGATGTCGGGACACCTGCCGGGATCACGCTGACCTACACCGCAGGCTATGCCGATCCTGACGATGCTCCCGAAGTGCTGCTTTACGCGCTCGGTATCTTCGCTGCGATGGGCGATGACGAGCGCGCGGGCGGCGACAGCACATCATGGGGCGCGATCAAAGCGCTGCTTGAGGATTTTCATTGCCCGGTGATCGCATGACCGGCGACGACTTCGCGAGCCGCGCCCGATACCGCGTCATGCCGCAGCGATACGCCACGGTCGAATTGCCGAGCGGCGAAGAACAGAAAACGTGGAGCGACCTGTTCGCCAAGCCGATCGCCGCCGCCATTAACTTCGGCACGGGCCGGGAGCGGCGCGAAGCGGCTCAGGAAACGGCGAGCACGACCGCGACATTCCAGATTCGCCGTAACACCATCACCGCGACACTTACACCGGCTGACCAGCTCGTTTTCGATGGCGGTTCTTGGGACATCATCGACGCTGTGCGGTCGAAGGACTTCAATCGCTACATGGACATCACCGCCACCCGAAGGACCGCGTGATGCGGTGCGGATATTGCGGCTCGCGGTCTCATCCAAACGGATATTGCCCGCGCACCGCTGGCGGGCAGGCCGCAAGAAACCGGCTGAAATGCTCATACTGCGGAAGCGTGAAGCATAATCGCGACGGATGCTCGAAGGCGTGGCCGGGATCGACGTCTATCCTATTGTTAGACTGACGCGAGGGAACTCTTATGATCCGTTGGGTCAAATCACTCTTCGCGTGGCGCGTCGTTCATGAGGCAGGCGTTTGGGCCTATTCGGTCAATGCTGTCACAGGCCGCCGGGCCGCCGATCGGATCAACAGCGGCGGTTATTCGCCCCTTGATTGGCATTGGCTGCTCGCTGGCGAGGGGATGCCACTCATCGGTGGAATCGCGGCTTGGCGAAGCGCCTACCGGAATAGCTTACCCGATGGGTTGTTTTGGTCGTGATGGAAGAGGCCCTTCGCGCGAAGCTGCTCGCCAACCCGGCGATCGCGGCGATGGCAAAGAAGATCGTTTGGGGTGCGCGGCCCGATGCATCGTTGCTGCCCTCGATCACGCTGCAACAGGTCGGTGCGGGGCGAAACTACACGCATGGCGGCGCGGACGATCTTACCGACCCGCTGATCCAGTTTGACTATTGGGCAACGTCTCAATTCGAGGCGTGGACGCTTGAACGCCTTGTGACTTCGGAAATGGAGACGCCCGGCACGATCGGCGGCGTCTCGTTCCCCGCTGCCTTTCTTGAATCGCAACAGGATTTCGACCCCGAGGATATTGACGGGGGCGGAACGGTTTACCGCCGGATTGCCGACTGGCGGGTCTATTCTCAACCGGCAGACTGAGGAACAGCAAAATGACGGTAGCAGCGAAAACCGCCTTCGGGGCGGAACTGTGGATGGCGCCCAGCGGAACCGATCCGCTCGTCAAGGTCGGCGAATTGCTGACGATCACTCCCCCGACCCAATCGCGCACGACGATCGATGCGACGACGCACGACAGCCCTGCGGGTGCGCAGGAATACATCGTCGAAGGCACGTTCGATCCCGGTCAGATTCAGGGCCAGGTCAACTATATCGCGGGCTCGGCGGGCGATACGGCGATGGTGACGGCCCTGACCGGCGGCGCATTGCAGGACTTCAAGATCGTCGAGAAGGGCGCAGCGGGAACCTATGACACGACGTTCTCGGGTTTCCTGACCAGCTATGGCCCCGACGCCATGCCGACCAGCGGCAAGCAGACTGCCAGCTTCCAGGCCAAGGTTTCGGGTGCGGTAGCGAAGGCGGCGTCCGCATGACGGCGAATCCTCTACGTGGTGAAGCCACCGCTCAGCTTGGCGATCGCACGCTTACGCTGGTGCTCGATAATGAGCGCTGGTGGCAAATCGAAGAGCTGCTCGACACCTCGATGTATGATATCCGCGCGCGTCTGCACTTGGACGCCGCCGCCCAGCGCTCTCCGAAAAACCATACGGCCAGTGCGCTGCTGTGGGGCGCGACGCGAGAACATCACGGCGATTTGACGATGGTCGATTGTGGCAATCTGCTCATCACGAACCCGAAGCTGCACGATGCCCTATTTCAGGCCGTCCTCGATTCCACAACCTCGCAGGAGCCTGCTGAGCCGGGGGAAGCGAAGCCGGCGAAGGAGCCGGCGAACCGAAAGAGGAAATCAGCCGAAAGCTGAGGTGGGAGCGCCTGTTGAGGGCGTATCAGGAAGCCGGTGGAAGGACGGCGGATTTCTGGCGCGAGACGCCGCTTACGACCTCTACCATGATCGAGGGATATCAACGCCGGCGCGGTTGGCTCGCTTGGAATACCGCAGCTTTGGGTCGCTTCGAGTTTGAGCAGGGCTATCCCTCGCTGGAAAGCATCCAAGGCATTCCTGAGCGGCAGACAGAGGAGCGCCGACAGACGATGTTGGCGCACAATCTGCGGCTCTGGCGGTCGGTGCTGAACCGGAAGGAGGCGGCGGGTGAGTGTTGAAGCGATGAAGGTGAGCGGCTTCAAGGAATTGGATGATCAATTGAAGGCGCTCGCCAATCCGCAAACTGCATACCGTATCGGGCTTGCCGCGGTTAAGGCCTCTGCCGAACTCTTGAAGGATGCTTGGGTTGCCGGTGCACCATATTCTGAACGCGCAAGCACGACCAAATACTGGAATGGCGGTCGGGCTGATTATGGTCATCTGCGGACCAACATCACGATCGGCCCGGTGAGAGCGCAGAATGTGAACGCCGTGGTCTATAAGACCTTCACCGGGAACGCTTTCTGGGGTTACTTTCTCGAGTATGGCACAGTGCGAATGCGACCGCATCCGTGGGCGCGGTCCATCGTTGAACGGCTCAAGGGGGAGTTCGTCAACGTCCAGCGCGAAGCGATCAATGCTGGTCTAGAAGAAGCGCTCGCAAGGCGGTAGAACTCGCCGGATGAAATTCGCCGCCGCTCTCGCTTGCTTCATTGCTCTCTCTTCGTGCAGAGGTCATAGCCGAGGCCAAGACGAGGAAAAGCGGTATTCGATCGTCTCGCAAAGCGGCACTGCGGACCAGCTTTGCGATGAAGCCCAGAGGGTTCAAGCCGCATATTTGCAGGACGGTGATCAACCCAACTACGAGCGGTGGCGCGGGAACGCGAAGCGCGATTGCGCGATGGCTCGACTGCATGATTATTCGGCGCTGCCGGACTGATCCTCTCCGAAGAGAATGCGATTTGCCTGATCTACGGCCCGGCCGTGAGCTTCCATAATTTGAGCAATGTTCTCATCTGTAAAGCGGTCCTTATGCCCGCACTTCGGACAGACGAACTCTATCGTTTCTAGCTCAATTTCTCCAATCGGAACGGTAAATGTCCCACCGCAGCCGCAGGTAATATCTACCGTCGTTCGTTCGGGGTTAGCCTTCGGCCGATCCTGACAATTTTGCTGACAGCATCATAGATTTGGTCGCGCCGGTGTCTACCCGGTGCGCGAGGAGCCGCGCATGGGCAATCTTGCCAATCTGACGACGACTTTTGCGATGGAAAGCGCGGCGTTCGTCAACGGCGCGGAAGTTTCGCGGGCCGCTTTGGGCCGGCTCACGCGACAGCTCGATCCCGCAGGGACGGCGCAGGCGAAGTTCAATCAGCAGACACGCGAGTTGAAGTCTGCGCTCGACGCTGGCGCCATCTCTCTCGACAAATATAGCGTTATGCTTAGCAACGCTGAGCGTCGCTTGGAGACCGTGATCGCGCGCCAGCAGACCGGAGTTCAATCGACCGGACAAATGCGCTCCGCGATGACCAACCTCTCTTACCAGGCGCAGGACACCTTCACGCAGCTCAGCATGGGCGCGAACGTGTTCCAGGTGATCGCTATTCAGGGCGGCCAGGCGGCTGGTGCCTTTGCTACCGTAGAAGGTGCGGCAGGAAGCGTAGCTCGGTTCATGATCGGCCCTTGGGGATTGGCGATCACGGGCGCGATCCTGCTGCTCGGCGCGTTGACGAAGGATCACAAGGACGCCGCCGACGCCACAAAGAAGCATTCCGAAGCCGAGGACGCGCTGAAACAGGCTATGGACCGCCTGCACAATGCATCGGCGACGCAGCATCATGATACGCGTCAAGGGATTCAAGACGACTTGGACGCTGCCGAGGCTGCGCGGAAACACGAATTGCGAGTGCGTGGCCTTCTCGCGGCGTGGTTGGAACGGGCGAAATTCAATCTTCAGCAACAGCGCGAGGCTGAGCGGGCAACCGGGGTGGTTCCGGCGTTTGGGCAACCGGCATCGCAGGATTTTGAGGGCCAGATTGCCGCCATCGAAGGCGCTCAGAAACTTAACGCCGCGAAGATTGCCCAAGCCAACGCCGATCTGGCGGCCGGAACGGCAAAACTTGCCCTTCGCGATGTGGCGGCGGCAACCGACAAAGCAACAGCGGCGACGCAGCAATACGAAGACGCCATCGATCGGTTGCAGCGCAAGTTCGAGAGCGGCGGCTTCGGAGACCCGCGCAGCTCCTCAGCGGTTGCCGCCTTCAAGGCCGCTGCCGAGGCGGCTACTCGGGCGAAAGACGCCACCCTCGCCGCGCTCGACGCAACCAAAAAAGCGGCAAACGACAACCGCCAGACGGGTCGCCAGATCAGCCTGCCCGAGGCCGAGGCGATCGTCAAAAGCATCGGCGGGACGATTACCAGCGCCACGCGGACGTTCGATCAGCAGGCGAAGCTCTATCGGGCCTATCTGAATGGAACCGGCTCGCTCGCCGCAAAGCCCGGTCACAGCGATCACGAACTCGGCAACGCGCTCGATATCGCCAAGACGCCGGGCATGTCGCTCGCCAAAATCCGCGCGGCCTTCACCGAGGCGGGCGTCTCAATCAAGCAGCTTCTGGATGAGGGTAACCATTTTCATGTCGCGTGGAAGGCTGGCGCTGATCCCGCCATTCAGGCTTCGAAGGACGAAGCGGCGGCGATTCGGTTAATCGGCTTCGCGGCAAAGGGCACTAGTGATGCGCTCGCCGATATCAACAAGCACTTCAAACAATTGAACGATAACAGCAACGGGTTTGACGATATCGCCAAGGGCGCGGCAACTGCATTCGGGTCGGGGCAAGACATCGCCATCCAAAATGAGCGCGATTTGCAGCAAGTCCGCGAAGGCCACATTCGGCAACTCGGAGACATCTACTACGATCTGTTTGACGGCGGAACGCGTCGAATTTGGCAGGATTTCGAGCGGATCGGGATGGATATAATCTCGAGGCTGCTCTCCGAGTGGACGATGAACGCGCTCATGCCGACTGCGGCGCAGCGGCGCGCCGGACAGAGCGGCGGTATCGGAAATATCTTTGGGGCAATCGGCCGCTTGTTCGGCGGCGGCGGTCCCGCCGTCGATATCGGCGCGGCCCGTGCCGGTGCGGATGCGGCCCTTGCGAGCATCCCGCATTTCGCGAACGGCGGGTCATTCCAGTTTGGTGGCCGGGGCGGAATCGACAAGAACATCCTGTCGCTGAATGGTTCGCCGATCGCGGCGGTCAGCCGCGGTGAGACGGCGACGATCGGCAACGGCCGGCGTGCTGCAAACGATCAGCCGATCGTGATCCACATCGTCGGCGAGGAAGGGGCAGCATTCGTTCCGCGGGTTGCGGCGATCAGCGGCATCACCTCGTCACAGTCGATCCAGATCGCGCAGAAAACGCAGATGAAGAAGGCGACGCGGAGACTCGGCCGGTGATCGATCTTACCTATGCGCGCCAGCGCTGCCCCGCGCCGTCGCTGATCGACAATGGCAGCGAGTTGACGCCATTCCTCGGCGGCGTGTCGCAGCGGCTCGATCGTGGCGGTTCGCGTCATTCGGTGAAGGTGACGTTTCCGACGATGCCGATCGAGCCGGATGGGCGGCGCTGGATCAGCCGATTGGTGCGCGCGAAGCAGGAAGGTGGGATCGTCGCCTTTCCGCAAGTCAATTTCGACGTGGGCGCGCCGGGATCGCCGAACGTGGCGACGGCGACGGGCGGTGGGCGATCGTTGCCGATCACGGGCGGCACGCCGGGCTATGCGATCCGCGAGGGACAGGCATTGACGCTGACGAGCGGCGGGCGGGGCTATTTCTACCTCGCCGCGGCGCAGACGATCCTTGATGCGAGCGGGGCAGGCACGATCACGCTAGACGTTCCGCTGCGCCTCGCCGCGGCTGTGGGCGATAGCGTCAACCTGGCGCGGCCGACGATCGAAGGGTGGATCAGCGGCGATGGCGGTGACACCGGGTTCGGGTGGACCGTGGGGGATAACCGCACGGTGGCGCTGGCCTTCACGGTGACGGAGCGGGCGTGATGGTCGAGCAAGAACGGCCCTTCGACAGGCTCAGGGCGAACGGGTCGGGGGACCGCGCGGCGTGACTATCCTGTCTCCGGCGCTCGACGCCGAGCTGGCCAAGGATCGGGCAACGATCTTTGTCGCGATCGAGCTCGACCTCGCGGCGGCGTCGATCAAGCTGCTCGATGCTTCGATGGCCTTGCTGACGCCGTTCGATGGGTTTGTCGGCGAGGATGCGACCTATGGTGTGCTGGCGAGCCTCGACGATTTCGAGGACGGCAGCGGTGACGAAGCGCCGGGGCTGTCGTTCACGATTAACCCGCCGACGATCGAAGCCGCGCTGGCGATGTCGCTGGAGAGCGATCAGGGCGCGCGGACGCGGCTCTGGCTGGGCGCGGCGAACCCGGACACCGGGGAGGTGATCGGATCGCTGCTGCTGTTCGATGGCGGGATGGACGTGCCGACGCTCGGCATCGGGCCGAACGAGCAATCTGTGGAATATGACGCGGTGAGCGCGATGGAGGCGTATTTCGAGGTGGAGGAAGGGATCACGCTCTCACCGACCTCGCACAAGACCTACTGGCCCGGCGAGCTTGGTCTCGATTTCGTCACCGGGGTCACCGAGCCGGTCTATTGGGGCATGAACCATTCCAGCGCGATCCAGGTGGGGCGATGAGCGCAATGCTGAAGCGCGTCGCCGTCACCAAGGCGACGCTCGACCATTTTGCTGCGAAGCCGTTCAGCTGGAGCACGGGCGCGACGTGCGTTCACCTCGTGCGCAAGCAGCTGATCGGCATGGGCCATCGTCCGCCGCCGATGAAGGCGTTTCGGAGCGCGCTCACCGCGAAGAAGGCGCTGCAATCGAAAGGCTGGGCCGATCTGGCGGCGATGATGGACAGCCTGTTGCCGGCCATCCCGCCGGCGCGGGCGATTGTCGGCGACGTGATCGAGATGCCGAGCGACGACGAGGTGTTCGGGGCGCTCGCCGTCGTCGTCGGGAACGGGCGAGTGATGGGCTATCTTGGGGAGGGTAACGCATTGACCGTGATGCAGCCCAAGGTCGTGCCTCTCGGGGCGTGGCGGACCTGAACGATGGCAAAGGTCGCTCAATACGCTGCAATCGCCATCTCGATTGCGGCGGCGATCCCGACTGGCGGCGGCTCGACGCTCTTGGCGGGCGCGCTCGGCGTGTCGGCGAGCACCGCCGGCACGATCGCCGCGGGCTTCACGGTTGCCACGAGTCTTGCCACCAGTCTGCTCGCCAAGAAGCCGAGCGGCGGCGGCTCGCAAACCAGTTGGTCAGCCGATCCGAACGCGAATATCCCGCTCGTTTTCGGGCGGACGGGCGTTGGCGGCAACGTCGTCTATCGCAAGGGCAGCGGAGACGCCGACAAGAACAAATATGAGACGGTGACGACCGCTCTCTCGCTCGGCCCGATCGACGCTTACGAGACGCTGCTCTGCGATCGCAAAGCGGTGTCGTTCAGCGGGGCAAATGCCTCGACGAGTCCCTATAGCAATCGCCTGTGGATGGTGAAGCAGCTCGGCGCCTGCCCCGAGGCGGCGGCGCTGAACACGGGCGTCGGCACGAAGCCCGGGTGGACGAGCGCGCACAAGTTGTCTGGCCTCGCCGCCGATCAGGTGACGATGCTCTATGACGCCAAGGGCAAGAACACCTTCACGACCGAGCCGCAGATGCTGCGGATCATCCGCGGCCTGCTCTGCTATGACCCGCGGGAGGACAGCACCTATCCCGGCGGCTCGGGGCTGCAACGGGCCAACGATCAATCGACCTGGGCGTTCACCAAGAACCCTTATATTCAGGGCCTGACCTTCGCGCTCGGCTGGTATCAGAACGGCAAGCGCCGCGGCGGCGCCGGGCAGCCGATCGACACGATCGACGTGGGCAGCTTCGTCGAATGCGCGAACATCGCCGATCTGAACGGCTGGACGAGCGGCGGCGGGCAATACACGACGGGCGACGACAAGTGGGAGGTGCTGAAGGCCATCCTTCAGGCTGGTGGCGGCGAGCCGATCCGCGATGGCGCGATGCTGTCGTGCATCATTCAGGCGCCGCGCGTATCGATCGCGACGATCGGCGCCGGCGATTTGATCGGCAAAGCCTCTGTGCCGCGGAGCCGCCCGCGCAAAGACCGACTGAACGGCGTCGTGCCGAAATATCGGACGGAACAGAATAATTGGGAGCAGGTATCCGGCACGGTGGCGCGGATCACCGATTTCGTGACGGCGGACGGCGGCGAGCGCACCAAGGAAATCGAGTATCCGCTGGTGCAGGTGGAGAGCGGCGGCACGGCCGATCAGCCGACGCAGCTCGCCGGCTATGATGTGGAAGCCTCGCGCGAGTGGATGCCGATCACGCTGCTGCTGAAACTACGCTGGATCGGATGCCGGACTGGCGATTGCATCGATTGTGGGGCCGATGATCTGGGGTTGGCGGAGAAGCTGCTCGTCATCGTCAAGCGCTCGCTCGACCCGAGCACGGGCGCGGTGACATTGACGGCGCGAACCGAGGACCCAGGCAAGCATGATCGGGTTTTCGCGCTGACGGGTGATTTGCCACCGACGACGACCTTCAATCGGCCCGATTATCCCGGCGATATCGCGCTCGGCGAGCAGGATGTCAGCACGGTCATCGCCAACAGTTTCCCGATCGGACTGACGATCACGGCCAGCGACGATGGTAGCGTTGTCATCAGCGATCACACGCGCCGCTACACGGATGGCTGGCCCGATGTTGCGGTGACGGGTGCGACGATCGCCAGCGGCGGCGCGGCGGGTGATTTCTTCGCGATCGGCTATGACGATCCTGATCGGCTTGGCGGCGCGGTGACGTATCAATTGTTCAGCGACGACATCGACGCGCGCGTCTCGCCGGATCATCCGGGGCGGCATTATGTGGGCTATTTCACTGTGCCGACCGCAGGCAGCCCGCCGTCGAGCGGTGGCGGGGCGACGCCGCCCGGCGGGGCGTGCGTGACGACGGATACGCCGATCATGATGGCGGATGGCTCGACCAAGCCAGCGGGAGAGATCGCCGTCGGTGATTTGATCCGCACCCGCCACGAAGCGCGGCTGACAGCGCCCGGCGGCGGCTGGGGCGTCTATCCGGTCGAAGCGGTGGCGATCGTGCCGGATCAACCGCTTTATTCGACGACGATCGGCGGGAAGGCGCTGCGCGGCACCGAAGATCACCAAGTCTATGTCGAGGGCGGCTGGATGCGGCTGGGCGATATCGGCGCGGCGGCGGGTAGCGGCGACGTAGTGAAGATGACCGTCACTGGCGCGCACACCTATGTCTCGAACGGAATCCTCTCGCACAACCTGAAGCAGAACGAGCCGGTCTAGGCTCACCTTTCGGAGAATAGCAGCAATGGCACTTTCGGCGTGTCTGCCCCTTGCGGTGGACCGATACGGCGCGGCTGTCCGCACGGTCATTATTCGCGGCCTCGATCTGACGGGCGTGACGATGCGGGCGCAAGTGCGGCTTCGGCCCGACACGCCCGGCGATCCGCTGATCGATTTGGAGATGGGTGCGAACACCAGCGCGGAAGGGCTCTACCTCGTTTCGGCGGTGGCGGACGACACCTATGGAACGATCTCGACCGTTCAGATCAGGATCAACGAGACGACTCTCGAAGGCCTGCCCTACGCGGGCGAGCTCGGTGACTCTTCGACGTTCGCCTGGGATTGGCAGGCCACGATCGGGGGGGATAAGCGGCGTCTAGTTTATGGCGATTTCGTCGTTCTTCCCGGTGTCACCGGCGCAGATAGCGCGCCAGCGGATCGTCCGGCTGGAACCGGCACCCCGTCGAGCCCGACGACGTGGAGCACCGCGGTGCTCACGTTCGGGACCGAGACGGTCGAGATTACGATCGACGGCGCGGACATCCTCGCGCGCGCCGAGACGGCTGCCGTGCAGGCCGAAGCCGCCGCGGAAGCAATTCCGACCTCCAGCTCGCAGAACCGCTGGTATGACGCGTGTTTCCGCGCGCTGCGCGACGCCAACCCGTCCAACACGGCCGCCGCCAGCCTGAGCCTCGCTGGCAAGGTGCGGGTGGGATCGGGCGCGGCGGACCTGACCTGGGACGCGCCCGCTGCGCCGTTCAACGCGCCCGCGGTAATCATCGACGCGATTGCTGATTTCTATCACTATTACAGCGATGGCGCTTTCCTCGCCGGCAAGTCGCTAACGCCTTCAGTAGGCGTGAACATCCCGACCGGCACAACCTACACGGCCGAGCTTTTCATTCGCGTCGGCTATGCCGGATCGGTAGTGGCTTCGGGCGCCGTCGTGACGGTCGTCGGGACCGGGGCATATCAGCAGGTCGACCTTCCATCGATCGTCAACGTGGCGAGCGGACAAGCGCTATCGATTCGCCTCCTTCGCACCGTCGGCACTGGCAAGGCGAAGGTGCTGGCGCTTCAGGCAGTGCCGGGCACGCTGGCGCGGCCGATCGCCGAGGACGTGGCGAGCCGCTACCTCGTCGACAAGGCGAATACGGCGGCGGGCGCGGCGAACGCGGCGGCGACGACCGCCAGCGGTAAGGCCGATGCAGCGTCCACGCTGGCGAACCGGATCGGCGTCAACCTGCTCAGCGACCCGACGCTCAAGCAGGCGAGCCGTGGCCGGGTGACATATGGCGCGCCGCTCGATCTCGACCCGGCCAACCCGCTCGGCGGCGGATCGGTCACCTCGGTCGGCACACTAATTCGCTACGATGTCGATCTGGCCGACACCCCGTTCAAACCGGGAGACACGATCAACATCCGCGCGCTGGTCAATGCGGCGGTGACGGTGAGCTTGACGATCGAGTGGTATAACGGGGCCACTTATCTCGGCAACGTCGCAACGACCGCGAACGGCCTCACCGACAAGACGCTGAACACGACGATCCCGGCCACCGCCACCAAATGGCGGGTCGATGTCTCGGGCGGTGACAGCGTGCTTTATGGCGTTGCGGCCTATTATGCGCCGGTGACGCCGGCCTTCGTTGACGCGCCGGTCCTCAAGGATCGCCGCGAGATCAACGGCCGCGTCGTCGGGCGCAAGATCGTGGTGTTCGGTGACAGCATCCCGGCTGACACGATCGACCTCTCGACGCTGCCCTACCAGACCTATGACACGATCCTCGCGCGGCTGCTCGACGCCACGGTCGTCAACGGTGCGATCGGCGGCACGACGCTTTCGCTGCGCGCCGACGATGCCAATTATTCGGCCGTCTCCACATCGTCGATCGTCTCCGCCATCGCGGCGGCGGCATCGGGTGATGCGAATGCATGGGATGACATCGACACGGCCGCGACCGCGCTCGGCTATCCGGTGCCGGACAAGATCGCCGCGATCAAGGCCATCGACTGGAGCACGGTCGATACGTTGCTCATCAAGCATGGCACCAACGATTTCGGCGCGGCGAATGCCGGCAACGGCGTGCCGCTCGGCGCCGATACCGACGCGACCGGCGCGACGGTCAAGGGCGCGGTCAACCAGGTCGTTCGCGACGTGCACGAATGGTATCCGCACCTGAAGATCGTCTTTGCGACGCCGCTGTTCCGCGGCCGTTTCGCCGGCAAGGGATCGGGCTTCGCGACGATCGACGGCACGCTGCTCACGGTATCCAGCTACGCCGGCGATCCGATTGCGTTGGGGCAGTCGATCCTGATGGCTGGCGTGTCTCGGCGGGCGCTCATTTCGGGGATCGGAACGGGCACTGGCGGCGTCGGCACCTATGCGCTCGACAAAGACTGCGGCGTGGTCGGCGGAACCTCGACGGCCTCATCGATCGCCGGGACGGTGTTGACGATCGGCGGCACGGTCGGGGGTGCGTTCGCCGTCGGCGATCAGATCACGGGCACTGGCGTGACATTCGGCACCCGGATCGCCGCGCAGCTCAGCGGCACGGCCGGCGGCGCGGGCACCTATCGTGTCTATCCCGATCAGACGGTCGCCTCGACCGCGATCAGCAGCGGGCACTTCATCAACTATGATCCGACGACGAACAGCGACGCACACCCCAACAATGCCGGGCTGAAGCTCGCCGATTATGCCGCAGCCATCCGTGACCGCGCGGCGGCGAACCATGCGCCGGTGATCGATGCGTTCGCCAAGGCCGGCTGGAACGAGATGACCGTGACGCGCCTCTCCGAAGATGGGCTGCACCCCTCGCCGCGGGTCGGGCTCTACCAGGACGCGGAGTTCGACGCGGCCGAGCTGGCGCGGCTGAGCTACTGATGGCCAGCCTCGGCAACGAATCCCGGAGGGCGCGGTGATGCGCGCGTTGACGGTTGATTACACCGGGCAGCAGGGCGGCTTGATGGCGATGGCTTTCGCCGCGGGCTGGGCCGTCGCATCGGCGCTCTGGATCGGCATCGGCGGGATCATCTGGAAGATGTTCGTCGAGCCGCGCATTCGCACGCTGGAATCGGACATCGAAAGCTACAAGCGCCGGATCGATCAACTTGAGACCGTGCTGTTGCTGCACGGGCCGCAACAGCTTCGCCAGGCCATGCAGGCTGCGATCTCTGAGACGCATATCGACATCGAGGAAGTGAAGGCGGGGCAATGAATACCGATGAATTCTTCGATCAAGTCCGCGCGTCGTTCGGCCGTCTGTCGCAGCTTCAAGTGGACGGCTTCAACGCCGTTCTCGCCGCGACCGATGCGGAGCCTCTCGCCTATCGTTCCTACGAACTGGCGACGGCATGGCACGAGACCAACGGCACGATGCAGCCGGTGCGCGAAGCCTATTGGCTATCGGAGGCATGGCGCAAGGCGAACCTGCGCTATTACCCTTGGTATGGCAGGGGCCTCGTTCAGCTAACGTGGGAGCCGAACTATGCCAAGGCGGACGCGGAAGCGGCCAAGGCCGGGCTGATTGAATCTGGCCAGTTGCTCGCCGATCCCGATCTTGCCATGCGGCCGGACATTGCCGGATTCGTGCTGCGGCGGGGCATGGATGAGGGCTGGTTCAGCACCAAGAAGCTGGCGGACTATCTTCCCGCCGATGCCATCGCCTCGATCGGTCAGTTTACGTCCGCACGAGCAATCATCAACGGCACCGACCGCGCGTTGATGGTAGCCGGCTATGCGCTGAATTTCCAGCGGGCATTGGGGGCGGCGGCATGACCCGCCCTCGCATCTCATGGAAACACATCGGCGTTTTCGTCTGCATCTACACCGCGCTCGGCTTCGTCGCATGGATCATCTGGATTCTGTCCCGTCCGGCCAAATGGTGCGGTGTTGTCGTCGGCGCTGGCAAGGCCGCGGGCGTCAAGCCGCTCGTTCAGGACTGCGGCCCCATCCTTCTCGCCCTGATCGACAAGCTCGGCACGCTCGGCTTCGTCATGGTGATTGCCGCTGCGATCGGGCTGTTGACATGGGTTGTTATCGCGCTCGGGGCGAACCTGTCGTTTCGCGGGCCTGCGGGCATCGGCGGCGATGTTCACGGCGAGACCGCCGCGACCGTTACGACGACGACGAGGGCCGTAACCACTCCGACAAAGGAAAGCTGACCTATGTTTTCTTGGCTCACCGGCAAGGTATCGGCCTATATCGGCGGGGGTATGCTCGTCGTCATGATCGGGCTGGCGATTGCGCTGACGATCACGCGGGGCACGCTGGCGAAAGCGCGAGCGGAAAACAAGAAGCTCACCGATTGGCAGGCCGACGTTCGCGGCGTCACTTCGCACGCGGCCGGGCTCAACGGCTTACTGCGGCTCGACCAAGTGCCGATCCAGATCAGCTATCTCGGGCAGGCCGTCAGCGACCTCAACGCGCATGTGGCCGAACAGAATCGGGCGATCGACGACATGGCCGCTTCGTCGGCCGCGAAGATCGCAGCGGGCAACGAGGCGCTGGCACAGGTCGAGAAGGGCCGTGCGGCGGCGGAGAAGGCCGCTGGAGCGCTTCGGGCGTCCGCGGCGTCCAACACAGGCAATGACGGTTCATGCACGCCCAGCGCCGCTTTCCTTGCCAATTCGGGGGTGCTGTAATGCTCGACCGTATGCTATCTCGCCTGCTCGCCGGATCAATGCTTTCCGGTGCAGCCCTAATGTTCAGCGGCTGCTCGACCACGCCAACCGCGCGCCCGGTGGCGGAGAAGATCGTTACGGTCGAGAAGCCGATCCCTGTGGCCTGTGTGGACAAAGCCAAAGTGCCCGCCGAGCCGCGTCACGTTGCCGTCGATCTGAACGGACAGGCGAAGCACGATCTGGATATCGTCAGCGCCAGCGCGATCGAGCTGCGCGGCTGGGGCGAGAGGCTAGCAGCGCTGATCCAGCCCTGCACGAAGCCCTAGCGAATCGCCGCGATCCGTTCCACATTCGTTCGCATGGACGAATCACAGAAACGAGCCGCTGGATCGCTGTTTCATATACTCCGATCTGCGTCGAAGAAGGCGAACCCCGACGCCGATCGCGCATCGGATCGGATTGCCGCCGTTATGCTGAGGCGCGCCGGCCGGCACGATCTTGCGGATGAACTGGACCGCAAATGGGGACTTACCAGCGCCCCTCGATCGCAGCGATGACCATCATCACCGCGAAGAACCCGATCCCGAACCATAGCAGAGCACGGAACCAGGGTGGATCGGGCTTGTCGTCGCGTTCGGTGAACTCGCGGAGCATCGTTACTCCTCCTGTAGGGCATCAAATTTTGCCAAATCGGCTCGAGCCCTAGCAGACGCACAATCAGCTTCCGTGCATCCGTGGTAGCCACATGCGAGAGCAGTTGATTCCAACCAAGGGCGAGCGATCGCCAGCGCCTCACGATACCGACGAAGGCGATCGGCGGCTTGCGATGCTAGATTGCTTTCCTTCGCCATAAATAGGCGATTACGTAGTTTACAAACCAGTCATCCTTCGATGACCAATTCCGTGTGCGGTGCGCGAGGTGAACTATGATGAATTACGCCCACGACCGTGGCGACGCCGTTGAAACCCTCTAGCGCTAATTGATGGCCGATGGCTGGGAGCACGTCGAAGGTGAAATAGCCGAGCCGCTCACCGGACTTCATTGACACGACTACCTCAATCACTCCGGCTTCTCCACTGGCTTATGCCTCACCAGCTTCGCCAGACGCTCCTTGAAACGCTCGGGATCGTCGTCGGTTTCGAGGTCGCGCGCAGCCTGCTTGAACTTGTCGAGTTGACTCTGTGACACGTCATCTGCCTTTCTGTCCGACATGGCCCGCCCTCAGTTTAGCATGTTCATCGACGACACCGGCGATGTGACTAACAGTACCACAAATGCGCCACAGAATCGCTATGCCAGCATTACCGGCGTAATCATCGACCGGGCATATCTCGCGACCACGTTCGAACCTAGTTTTCAAAAGATTGTTCGCCGTCATTTTGGTGCGAGAGACGATGGCTCCCCTATTGTCCTTCACAGACGACAGATGATATCTCCGCCCCAAAAAGGTCCGTTCTCGTGCCTCAAAGATGATGCCAAACGGGCCGCGTGGGATGCGTCCTGCCTCGATATGATGACGCGGGCCAGCTACACCGTCATCACCGCATGCCTGGATAAAGTTGCCTTCTATTACCACCACCCGAAGGCGACACTCGATGTTTACGAGACGCTTATTCAGAACGCTGTTGAGCGATACTTCTACTTCTTGCGCTCCAACGGGGCAGGCGATGTGGTTGTTGAATCGCAAAATCCCGGCACGGACCGTGCTATTAAGGAGCGGTTTCGGCACGTTCTGGAGCACGGCACTGAGCACATCAACGCTGCTAAATTGCAGTCCGTCTTCACTTCGAAAGAGATCAATATAGAGCCGAAAAAAGCGGGTTATGCCGGGCTACAATTCGCCGATCTTATTGCTAGGCCAGCGTTCGCGCACTGCCGCGCCGTGTATGTCAAGGACACCAGCGATCTGACCGCGTTTGCTAGGCAAATTGCCCCGATCCTTGAAGATTATAAATTCTATCGGAGCAAAGAGGGAAATCCAGACGGCTATGGCCGAGTTTGGCGCCCACCCCTCAAACGCTAAACGGCCCCTGATTCAGGGGCCGTCCAAGCGTACTGGCTTGTGCCTCCGGTCAAGCCGGATTGCCATATAAATGAGTCTTTATATGGCGATTGTCAACGCCTCTTATATCGGGGCTTCAGGCCCGGAAGCCATAACTGCTCGGGTCGTTTAGGCGTTTGCGTGAGGCCATTGGTAAGTCAGCCGTTTGCCCACGATACCCATAAGCGCGTTGTCGGCGCGCTGGCGATCATCCACGCCGTTCGCAACGCGGTTATTATAGCGGAACTCATATTCAGCGAGATAGCGGTGCAGATGCTGCTCGCCACAGTGCTGGTAGATGCCTTTCATGCCGCGCTTGAAGATGCTGAAATAGCCTTCCACGGTGTTGCTGTGGATCGTGCGGTCAGCCAGATCGACATACTGACCAGCGCCGTGAGACGTGGTGCCGTGACCGGCGAAATGCAGCTTCATATCGCGATAGCCGCTGTGCTCGTCCGTCATCACGCGCGCTTCGCGGGCGACATTGGCGATGACGATCGGCATAAGCGTCTCGGCCCGGACATTATCAATGACCATCGTGCGAGCCTTACCGCTGTCGCGATCGACCAGCGCCAGCACCTTCATCTTGTGGTGAAAGGCGCGCTTCTTGGGAGCGCCTTTGAGGTTGCCGATGAAGGTTTCGTCCACCTCGACAATGCCACCGCCGGAACCAAACGGCGCGAGGTCGCCAGAGCGCATCGCCTCGCGGATACGGTGCGAAAGGAACCAAGCCGTGTTGTATTGCACCTCTAGGACGCGCGCGAGTTGGTGCGAGCTAATGCCCTTCTTGCTGCTCATCATCAGGTGGACGGCTTGCAGCATCAGGTGAAGCGGCATACGGGCGTGCTCGAACACGGTGCCAACCTTGACCGTGAACTGCTTGCGGCACTCGCCACACTTTTTCAGGCCGTGGCGGATAGCGCCTTCCGGGTTCTTCTTGCTCGGCTTGCCGCGAACATCCGTCAGATCATAGACGCGACCGCCGACCACGCCGCAATGCGGGCACGTCACACCGTCAGCCCAAACGATGCTTTCGAGGTATTCGAACGCCTTGGCTTCATCGTGGAAATGCGGCTGCGATAAAACGGACATTGCTGTAACTCCCTGTAGGAGCTTTCTAGCAAATTCGGTTGGGTTTGTAAACTACGTAATCGCCTATTTATAGCCATAAAGGCCACATTGTCGTCAGCGCCTTGCTGCCTTACCAATTCCCGAATCTTCTGCTCGCGAGGCTTCAAGGGTTCGGCGATCCAATCGCTGGTTATGCGAACGACCATGGAGTGATCGACCCCGCACATTTCGGCCAATCCTCTGATATTGAGGTAGGGAGTGCCGTCACTCAGGACACCCATCCCAATGCCGTTGACCTCGCGCTCAACAGCGATTTCAAGATCAAGACGAAGTTGCTCGCCGGTGCTGGGGACTAAGGAATTTGCCATAATATCTAGCCTTATCATGCAGTTGACGTGGTGCTCAACTCGGCTAGACGCTATCTTTCCTGTTTCCTAAAAACAGGCTTGCACAAAGAGGGCGGCTCAACCGAGCTTGTCCGGGGCGTTATTCGATGATTCGATTAGCGCTCCGGACTGCCCATCCTACAGCAATTCGTTCCACCTACGGAATTTAATTTTCGTAGCGTCGATGAATCGTTCTGTAGATGCGTTATGCGGCCCGCTGCCAATACCCTGCCCACTTACGCGATATCGGCGCGTCCATAGCGGCCTCTAGCACCATGCCCGCTTGCGCGCCGTTCGATGCGCGACGGTTATCCTCGCGCCAAGCCATTTCACCGGCATAGGCGGCGAGATACGGTCCGGCGATATGGTGGTGCGTCCCGACCTCGGCGCGGCGCAGCCGCGAGAAGAACGACTCCGCCATGTTGGTGCAAGCGCCGTTGAGCGAATAGGCTTCGCTGTGATTGATGCGGTAGGCCTCATAGCGAGCGTGTAGAACGTCCCAATGTGAAGCCTCGTCAGCATGGACGGTCGCGCCGGCCTCGACCACGGCATTGACCGCGGCAACACCCTCGGCTTCGCTTTTGCCAACGAACGTCAGCATGTCGCCATCACGTTCGCGGATCACGACGACGTTCTGGCGCTTGCCCGATTGGTGCAGCTTGAAGCGACGGTCGCGGCGATCGGCCTTGACGTTGGCGGGCTTCACATAGCCACCGAAATAGGCGCCATCGACCTCGACAACGCCCGCCAGCTTTTGCGCGGCATCCTCTAGCGCCATCGCCTCGCGCAGCTTGTGCGAGAGAACGAACGCGGTCTTGTATTGAACGTCCAGATCGCGGCTGACCTGGAGCGCGGAAACGCCCTTCGCGCCGTTCACAAAGATCACGATCGCAGCGAGCAAGTCGGTGAACGACAGCTTGCGCGAGGCGAAGATCGTCCCGCTCGTCACGCTAAACTGGTGATGACAGGCAACGCACTTGAAGCGGCGACGCGACGTGATGTTGTAGGTCTCCGTGCAGCCGCAACGCGGGCACACGGCCTCGCCATCGTTCTCCGCCCAACGCATTTCGCAGAACGTCTCGTAAGCCTTGTCCTCGCCCATTTTGAACACGGCCTTGAGGCTCAATGTGCGGGCGGCGGCGGAGAGGAGAAAGTGTTGCATGCCATCGTTTCCAGTGCTTATGCACTATATATGATGGCATCATGCACCATTGTCAACGACAATCGTATCGCGTATGATGACATTTTACATCATCGGAGTGACGCGACGTGAAAGAGCCGAAGGATTGGGAAACGCAGGTCAAAGCGCTGTTGAAGGCAGAGCTGGTCCGCCGGGGCGTCACCTACGCGCAGCTTGTCGAAAAGCTGGCGGCGATCGGGGTTGTGGACTCTGAGCCGAATATCAGGAACAAACTCAGCCGGGGAAAATTCACAGCGGTGTTCTTGATACAATGCCTAGAGGCTATCGGAGCGAACGAAGTCCGGCTTTAGCTTCCTAGAAGATCGTCGTCTGCGCTATCCTCAATCACGGTATGCACCGCAGTAATGCGATATGCGACCGGACGATCCTTGGTGCTCAATTCGACATTTACGCTCACATCGAAGAGAGCGCGAAATACGTTTCCTTCTAGCTGCATTTTCTCGTGCAGCATTCGCTCTTCAGCCAGTGTCGATGCGTAAAGGACAGGCAAGGCGCGCTTGGCGATGCTCTCGATCACTCCACGCTCGCCGCCCTTCTTTCCCGGCTTGCCCGCCTCGACGCTCGGCCGCACAAATTGCAACAGAACACGTTCCTGATTTTCATCAGTTTTTGCTTCTAGTTCTTGGCGATGTTCGGCAATCTCATACTCTGCCGTTCGCGCTTCTGAACTCGTAAATTTAAATGCAGCGCGAACCTGCCTTTCGCCGTCTTCAAAGACAGCGGCTTCTAGCCTAGCAGACCCATTCGGGTCGCGAGCTATGGCTTTGGTCGTCTTGAGAAAATCGTTGAGATCGCCCTTTGTCGCGTCGGCGGTGCGACCGCCCTTTCGGAAATAAGGGACAAGGCGGTCGCGCATGTCGTTGACGAACTTCGTCAGGATTTGCGCCTTGTCGATCTTGTCGATTATCCATGCCGCTGCGGTCAGCCCGCCACCAGCCCCGACAATCCAAGCGACTAAATCTGCTTCGATGCAGCCTGACCGAACCTCTTGGATGTAGATTTCGCTTTCGGCCTTAAGATCGGGGTGCTCACGAGCGATGAACTTTTCGAACTGATTGCCGATTCCGACAAACTCGCCGACGAAATCAGATAGGGCGATGGGCTCGGCTGTATCCAGCTTCAAACGGATATGCGCGCCATCTTCCCCCATAGCCTCTTTGTAAGTCAGTCGCATTGAAGCGCAACTCCTATTGGAGCGGCGTTATGCAGCCTGTCACCATTCGCGATACTTTCGCCATCGCTGGCGCGGATGCGCGTAATCGCCTTGGTGCATTTGCTACATAATGCCGCGCAATCGCAGTCGGGATGATGGCGCTCGCACCATGCGGCTTGCATTTCGAGCTGGCGGGCAAGACGCTCCCTCTCGCTCATCCTACCCTCTCCTGTGCCGATGTGCCGTTAAACCAGTCGTAGAATCGTGACGGCCCGCATGTGACGCGCCAGCCATTATCGCGTAAGGTCAGCAGCAAGCGCTTCATCTCGTCTCGCCGCAGATAATAGCGATTCCAGCACCAATTCCCGACCCATTCTCGGGCATCAGTGTAGATGAATTTCCGGCGATGGATGCGGATAAAGCCGATCGATCCGTGGTCCAGTTCGGTGAATTTATAGCCGCCGTAAATATCTGGAGATTCGATCTCGGCATCGCCATACACTGCCATGCCAGTGCGGCCAGAAAACGATCCGTTGTCGGGGTCATTACAAGCAAAATCGATGGCGGACAGCGCTCGCATCACCCTCTCCCATCTCTATTCATAGACTCGCTCGTTAGCGAAGTGGTGGGGCGGGAAAG